ATTAAATGGAGTGTGTATGGCGCTCTAGGTTGGTATATAATTACACAGATAGGAATAATAGAGGCACTAAGTATAGTATGATAGGATTTATAACAAACATAGCACCTATAATGTTAGGATTTGTAGGTAAGTTGTTTGCTTTGAAACAACAAGCAGCAGCAGAGAATCAGAAGCTAATGATGGAGCAGTTCGCAGCAAAGGACAAATCAATTAATCAAGCTAGAGCAGCAGCTGACAAAGAAAGTCCGATGGCTGCAATGAATCGAAGAGTCATCATACTGGTTATACTGGCTCTAATTATATTCACTCAAGTAGCACCGGTAATCTTTGATGTACCTACTGTAATACCTACAGTAATAGAAGGAACTAGCTTCCTTGGTATTACTTTTGTTCCTGATGTTATAGAATATGTGACTATACAAGCAGGCTCAGTATTAAAGATGGATGAGATATTTGGATGGGCTACGATGATAATAGAGTTTTACTTTGGAGCGCAATTAGCTAAGGGGAAATAATGACATACAGAGAATTAATTAATGAAGTACTGATAAGACTAAGAGAAGAGACTATATCTTCAGATTGGAGTGGTGCTATAAATGATAGTACTGTAGTTTCTGATTACCATAAAGTTATAGGTGCTTTAGTCAATGATTCTAAAAGAAGTATAGAGTCTTACCATGATTGGATGACACTTAGAGAGACTGCTGATATAGCTACAGTAGCTAGTACTAAGAATTATAGTTTAAGTTCTGGACAAGAGTTTAAAGTTATAGATGTTGTTAACAATGCTACAGGTAATCAACTAGTACAAGTGAGTAAAGCTTATCTTAATCGTACAAGATATCCTACTGACCCTACAGGTGAACCACATTATTATGGTTTTAATGGAGCAGATAGTTCTAACAATTTAAAAGTAGACTTATCTCCTGTACCTACAGAAGTTCAGACTATCTCTTTTGATATTGTTAAGTATCAAGATGTATTAACGAGTGCTGCTACAGTATTAAAGATACCATCTAAGCCAGTTATCTTAGGTGCTTTTGCTAGAGCTATTTCAGAAAGAGGTGAAGATGGAGGAACACAATCATCGTTAGCTGCTCAAGAAGCAGGAGCTGCTATAAGTCAAGCAGTAATAATGGATAGTGGTAATGCTCAATATGAAACTGATTGGTATATGGAGAATCTACACTAATGGCTAAGCAGTTAGTATCCTCGCCTTTAAATAACTTAGGTGTTAATGGATTAAACACACAGTATAATCCTGCGACTCTAGACCCAGCGTGGCTTACTTCTGCTGATAATATAATGATTAGAGAGTCAGGTAGAATATCATTTAGAAAAGGATTAAAGCAGAAAGTAGTACCTAGTGGTGTAGCTATTGGTTCTATGGTAGAACATAATGACCAAGGTACTAATAAGATATTTGCTAGTCATGGTACAAGTATATACACAATGGATTTTACTTCACCTAATGCTGCTTTTCCTAGTAGTGGTGCTGATGTTAAACATACAGTAGGAAGTACAACAGGTAATTGGCAGTTTGTAAACTTTAACAATAGACTACATTGTTTCCATACGGGTGTTATACCTCAAAGATATGATGGTGCTTTAAGTTCTGGTTCTAGGTGGACAGCACATGCTACTGACCCAGCATCTATAACTACGCTATTTGACCCTAGTTGTGGTATGGGTTTCTATGGTAGACTATGGGTAGGCGGTGTTACAGAAGCTCCAGATGTAGTTTATTATTCAGTTTTACTAGATGGTGATGATTGGACTAGTACTGGTACTGGTTTTATAGATTTAAAAACTGTATGGGGTACTGATGAAATAGTACATATAGCTGCTTTCTTTGGTAAGCTAGTTATCTTTGGTAAAAACAATATAGCTATATATGATAATCCTGATGATGCAGCTAATATGTCATTAAATGAAGTTGTATCAGGTATAGGTTTAGTAAATAGAGATACAGTACAAGCGATAGGAGATGACTTAGTTTTCTTATCTAGTACAGGATTACGTTCATTAAATCGTACAACAGAAAAAGATAAGTTACCTTTAATTGATTATAGTGTTAATATTAAAGATACTTTAATTAGAAACATAGGACAAAGTACTGAAGTTAAATCAGTCTACTTAGTAAATGAAGGTGTGTATCTCTTAACATTTACTGCAACGAATATAACTTATGCTTTTGATTTTAAACAGTTCACTCCTAATGAAACTCCTAGAGTTACTACTTGGAGCTTTAATACTGATAGAGAACCAGCTAGTATGATAGATACAAAACTGTATAGTGGTTTATTAGTAGGACAAAAAGATGGTAGTATTGCAGGTTATGAAGGATATTTTGATACGGATTTGGCTTGGGTGTCTTCCGCTGCTTCTTACACTAACGCTTCCTATACTGCTGATATATCTAGTATATGGATAAAGCTAGGAGAAGGTATAGCTGCATTATTAAAAAGGATGGTACTCGTCTTAGAGGGTGGTTCAGGAGCAACTATGGGAGTAAGATGGTTTAAAGATTTTAGTCCTACTTCTTCTACTACAACTTATATTAACTTAAGACCTGCAACTACAGGTACAGTTGCATTATGGGGTGGCTCTAGTTCTTTATATGGAGCATCTAAATACTCTCCTATATATGGATTAAGAGAATATAAGACTCCTTTAAGTGGAAGTGCAAAACATGTCAAATTGAATTTAAGTATTGTATCTAATGGTTACGATGCTTCAATTCAAGATTTATCAATAATATCTTTACAGGGGAAAATACGATGAGTAATTATACTTTAGCAGTCAATTGGTCAGGCAAGGATGGACTTTCGGATAGTGATGCTGCGAAAGTAATCTCTGGTGCTGACTTTAATTCTGAATTTACAACAGTACGAACAGCAGTTAATTCTAAAGCAGACCTTAATGGTGATGCAGGAGAAGGATTTGCAGCAGATGATGCAACAGTAGCAGGTACACTTACAGTAGGAGAAACACTTACTGTAACTGGAATACCTACTATACCAACTGCTTCTACAGCTACAAGTACAACACAAGCAGCTAGTACAGCTTTTGTACATGCAGCAATTGATGCGGATGTAACAACACACGCTGCTTTAAGAGCAAGTCAAACAGTCTATGGACATGCTAAGATTTATACTTCAGGTGGTGATTTGTACATAGTTACTACATAATATGGCTGGAAATCTTTACTTCAATGGCAATGCGTTAGCTGGTGGTAAAAATACCAAGCTAAATGGTACTAATATGGCGAATGTGTACTTTAATGGTACTAAGATTTGGACAGCCTATATACCTTCAGCACAAACATATACATCAAGTTCTACTTATACTATAGATGATTCTGAAACAAGTATTCAATGGAAGATTTCTGGTGGTGGTGGAGGTGGCGGTGGTAATCAATGTACTAATGGTACACAGGCTGGTGGCGCTGGTGGAACTACAACAATAACTGTTAAAGATTCTAGTGGTAATGTAAGAGCAACATTAGGAACTGCTGCTGGAGGAGCTGGCGGTGCGACAGGTGGTAACACTTGTCCAAATCCTGCTGGAAGTTTTACTATACCAAATGGCTGGTCAAATCCACCGTGGTCAAGCACTATTTCAGATGGTGGAGGTGGTGGAGGTGGAGAAGTGAATTGTATTAGTGGTTGTTCAGGTGGTCCGGGTGCTAGTAATTCAGGTACTTATACTATCAATTCAGATGGTAATGATGCCACTCTTACAATTACTATAGGTGGTGGTGGTGCAAAAGGTCAAAGACCTGAAAATAGTGAACCATCCGGTGGCTCTGGTGGTGCAGCATGGATATTAGGTGTACAATAAATTTAATTAGGAGATAGAATGTCAGTATTTAATTTAATCGCAAGCGCAATAGGCTCAGCTATACAGGCTAAAGGAGCTAAGAAAGCAGCAGCTGAGAATACCGCAGGGCAACAAGCAGCAGCTGACTATGCCTATGACAAGTCGCAGCCTTGGGATGTCACTGGTTCCTTAGGTGGTGCTTCATTTGATAAAGATGGTAAGGTTATAGGCTTAGGTTTATCTGAAGACTTTGCTAAACAACAAAAAGGATTCCTTGATTCGGCAGATAAGAATAGAGAATACCTTAATCAGTATGAAGGCACTGCTGATGAAGCTGCTCAACGGTATTATGACCGTGGAATGGAGATACGTGGACCTGAACAAGAAGCAGAAAGAGAAGCTTTAGATGCTCAGCTACAAGCTAGAGGCATGTTAGGTTCTACTGGCGGTATAGGTCAGGCAGCAGGGTTATCAGAGTCACAAGGCTTGGTAAATATGCAAGGTAGGATGTCTGCTGAGGATAGAGTACAGGGATTAATAG